ACGCCCGTAGCAGAAGTCTGCATAACAGGAGATATAGAAATAAGAGAGGAGCCACCGCCTAAATATTCAGGACGTTGTAAACGGGCATCGGGACTGCGTACGCCAAAATGGGCTTGAAGTAATTCTGTGTACCTTGTACCACCTCGCGCATCGCGCTCAAGCAATTTTTGAATTTGGAAAGACTGACGAAGCTGGTTAATTGTTGCAGCAGTAGCTTGTGAAAGATCAGCATACAACTTAGAACCGTCAGGAACGTTAACAGCATCAGCAGCTTGTAAATAAGTACCAGAAGTACTCATACGCACATTGCGACCGTCAGAAGCACTAACAACAGTCATAGAAGCAGAACCAGTACCAGCAGAAAATGCGACTGGTGCTTGTGTACCCAAAGGAATAGTTACAGGTGTTCCACCTTTTTGAGGCCAAGGCAAAGAACCAGTAAAATAATCTTTACGCTTACCACGACGTTGCAAAACATAATTTGCAGCTGGAGAAGTATCAGGTCCATCACCAGTATCAACTGTAATAGAGGTCTGCAAGTTTTCGTCACGATACCACTGATTCCAAATCAGTGAACAGGCTCTAACAGGCAATGCAGAATGTGTGACCGTATTACCAGCGCCCACCTGTCCGACAGTAGGCAACCCAAGATAGTCTTGCAGCGAACCGACTGCATAACCGCCAGCTGGGGAAACTTGTTGAGGTATAGAGTAGGAAATGCTATCAGTAGGGTTATTTTGCTCCCCCATAAACTTAACCCAATTCGACCAGACCAAACGATTAGGTACAAAGAAAAACTGCGTGTCGATATGGAGATTATCCATAACCGGAAAAATGGGGGTAGCCAAGCGACCGAAAAGTGTGGCATTAACATTAAAAGTGTCTCCAGGCAAAGCCTCTTCGCACATAATAGGCACAAGAAAACCAGAATCGAAAGTAGTTTTCAATGTCTTTTGCATTTGAAAACGTGAACGAGGAACATCAGAACGAGGAACCATAGCAAAGCTATGAGAACTAGCGGATTTGTTATGAAACATCAAAATCTCCAAAGTTAAAAAAAAGCACCCCCGAAGGGGTGCAAAGGTCAGACTGCGGCAACTGCGGTCTGAATTACATCTTTTGCACGAACCAGCACAACAGGCTGTTCTTCCATGTCAAAAGTACCGGCATTATCATCAAAAGTGCCGAGAAGATACAAATCAAAATCATCAGGGTGTTTATTAAGCTGATTATCAGCAGCACTGCGATTTACTTCATCAGTAAAGTCACGAACAGCAACATTACGATGGGGAACAAAAAATGGACGGTTAAAAACATCGGCAGCGCGATCTTTAACAGAAACTACAAATTGCAACATATAAGACCTTAAAGTGTTCGTTTTGATTGATTTAAGCGAGAATCAGATACCTTCTGTCTCGCAATTTTACGGATGGGTTGGTTTTCATACATATTACGCTCTACATCCATGTCGGCTCTCACCGACGAGCGAAACTGCATATCTAAAGCTAAATCATGGCCTAACTCCTTTAACAAATTTTTGTAATACCTAGGGACTGGAGCCCTAGAACCTTGGGTAGTCACAACTGAACCAGTTGGGAAAACATCAGACATGAAATAATCTCTAAACCATCCTTTGCCAATACCTTTACTCATTAACATAAACTCAGGATTTGGCATTACGCACTCACCATCTTCAGTAACGGCTAACGGCAGAGGAGAGGCATTAGGGCCTTTGATTTTTTTCATAATATAACGTGCTATATAGGCAGCGGATTCAAAGTTAAGAGATCCGATAAGATGATTACCGATTGATTGATCGAACTTGTCACGCCAGGCACGACCAGCTGCATCAGATATGAAAGTCCTATCACCATTAGCAGCACGACCAAAAAGGACGCGATCATTATCAAAGTCCACTCCAAACAACGCAATATGAAAGTGAGGACGTCGGGTTTCATCACCATATTCTCCGGAAGCAACGTATCGAAATTTGAACCCTGCCTTACGCAGACGCTTAAAAAACTTTTGCAAGTCTTGCTTATACAGCTGTCCGTGTTTGGGTAGGTGCGCATCGTCATATGTTAGGTTTAGCATACAGGACTTCTCGTGCAACATTTGCTCGTGAGTTATCCTGATAGCCCACTCTCTCGAGTACGCTAACCGACATTCCACGCATTGACCGCACTTTAGCGGGCCATGGGTGGGATGCGACCAGAGGGAAGTACACACAATACCTTACAGACGGATACCGCCACGCATAGGCGCAGCCTTGATGTTAATCATCTTAGTACGACCTACATTAGAACGGAATTGTCCTGCAGAACTATGTTTGTGAACAGAGCTACGACTTAGTGGTTTCATTAAAATCTCCTTAGGTTTTGGTGTCAATGGGCACAGTTACATCAAGTAAGTCACTGTGCCCGATACTACATCATTCCGCCTTAGACGGCGAGGCCTCTTCTGTCACTTGCGTGACAGCAGAGGGTTGAGGAATAGCCAATCCCAAACGAATCGCCTCTTGAGAATTTTCTGGATTAGCAAAAAACTCGAGAAACTCTTGGGGGCTATTGTTGAAACGCGCACGGACTTTGGCGTCCATACGCATAAAAGACTCGTCAGCAGCGCGAACGAGATTCATGGCAGACTGGTAATCAAACACACCCTCAAAATCAACATATTGTGGGAAAGAATTAGGTGTGGGTAAAACACCAGTCTTAAGAAAACGATTAACAATCGTATTAATATCAGCTTCTTCAGCAAATTGTTGTTGAGTCAAAGAAGCATCTAAGCAAGAAAGACCAGTCTTCTCAGACTGGATGTCAAACTTATCAAAAGCAGCAGCTAATTTCATATTAAATCCTATTTAGAACGGGTTGAAGAAGTAGAAGAACCACCAGAAGGATTGCCTTTGGCATCATACTTAGTGGTAGTAGAAGTGGTAGTAGTAGGGGCATTAGCCCTACGTCCAGATAGCGTTTGGTTAACTGAATTAATAGCACCTAAAACAGTATCAATAGCTCCTTTATATTGCTTATATTCATTACCAAAATTAGCAGCTTGTTGAATAGCAGCATTTTCAGCTTTTAACAAATTCGCTTCTTGCAAAGTTTTGACAGCCATCATATTGGCTGCTTGAGCTTGAGCAGTAGTTAAAGGAATTTGATTTTTCAAAGCTTCAGTAGACTGATCTAAATTTTTAGCAATAGCAATTAAACGTTCACCTTCAAGGGGAATATTGTTAGTTTCAGCAACAATTTTGGCTGCTTGAGAATTAATAAGCTCAATGGAAGCCGCTTTCTCAGCGGCGGAAGTACTAGCCAAATCAGTTTGAGCTTTAATAAGATACTCAGAGGCAGCTTTGTTAACAGTGTCAGCATCAGTATTACGGATATTTGCAGTAATCTGTTCAATTTCATAATCAATCCTTTCGGTTTGTTTTCCATAATTTAAAGCTTGCGCTGTTTGCAAACCAGCTTGTGCACCCTGTGCAGCAGCATTTTGATAAACAGGCATAGCACCAGAAGGAGTAGAAGCACCACCACCCTTAACGTAAGCAAGCATAGGATTAAGACCAGCGGCCTCTAAATCCTTAACTTGACGTTGATAAGCGGTATTAGACATGGCTTCTTGAAAAGCCATTTGAGTGCCAGCCGCCTCAGCGTTGGCAGAATTAGTCATCTGGCCCCCCATAAAAGAGAGGCCAGCGGCAGCGAGAGTAGCTGTTCCAGGGTCAATCATATTAGAAATGGTCAATCAGGCCAGGGACAGAATACATCGGCAACGGACGAGCAGCCGTAATATCAAAGAAAGCATCCAACAAAAGCTGTTGACCGTTAGCACCAGAACCAACAGCTAAGTTACGAGCAAGAGGAGGATTATCCTGAATAAACGTACTATTCAATGTTGGAAGCGAATTAAATCTCTGAGCATAATGCCAAGGGTCAATCGTTCCAGCGGACGTTGACTTAAACAGACCTGTGATCTGGGAAGGGTTATAACGTAGTTCAGCCCAGCGCTCTTGATAACCGAAAACACTATTGTCGTTGACTGAACCATCGCAATAAATCTCCTTGTTAAGAATGGCTTGCTCACCCAAATGAGCAAAAGCGGGAAAATAATAATCATAACGAGTATTACGAGACCACAACTTACGCAAACCTTGTTGGTAAGTTAAATCAGCACGAACAGAAGCAAAACCAATAATATGACCATGCTCAACGCATGAATAAGTAAATCCATGTCCTTTATGCAAAAAGGTACCAAAAGCAGCCAAATTACCAATAGGAGTAGAACCACCAGAAACGCCCGTAGCAGAAGTCTGCATAACAGGAGATATAGAAATAAGAGAGGAGCCACCGCCTAAATATTCAGGACGTTGTAAACGGGCATCGGGACTGCGTACGCCAAAATGGGCTTGAAGTAATTCTG